GAGCTGCGGCCCACCGCCTCCACCACCTTCGCCGCCACCGCCAAGATTGCCGAGTGCATCAGCAAGACCTGCAAGCATGTCACCACTGCCGCCCATGTCTCCACCGCCACCATCAGAGCCTGGCGTTGTTGGAGTGAAACCTGCATCAGGTGTTGTTGATGGAGCTTCATAAGATGGCGTGACTTCGGAGCCGCCCGTCGTCGGTGTTGAACCAATTCCAAAATTAGGTTGAGCCGCGAGCGTTGTCGGAGCTGCATCAACGGGCACTGGATCGTTGTTCATTGCCGTCATCGGCATACCAGACATATTCATTGCGTATGGCGTGTCGCCCATCATGTCGCGCGAGCCGCCAATATTCATTGGGAAGTTGTTCATTATGCTGCTATGGCGAGGAGCTTGAACAACGCCCTCACTATTACTCATGCCGAGACCAGATAAATTATTTACGAGCTGCGGCTGTGCGAGCTGTTGAGGCGTTGCTGATGGCGTTGCTACAGGCGCAGGAGATTGGTTCCGCAGCGGTCCTGATGGATCTCTTGGCTCAATGTCATTAAGAACGCTGCCCTTCGGCGGTGCATTCTGCGTATATTGCATCGGAGCATTCGACGCGCTCGGATTATAGCTCATCTTCATTTCATAAGGGTTCGCTTGCGCGCGACCTGATGAGCCTTGCGATGCTGGCGCTGCAACTGGTGCAGGCATCGGACCTGCGGTCTGCGGATTCTTCCCGCCGAGCATTGACTCATACTTTGGGCCATTCTCGACTCTAGATTTCGCAACAATCAATGCTTGCTGAACATTCGGATCGTTGAGATCTAACTTAGCTCTTGGATCAACACCGAGCGTTTTTGAGACACTATCAATATATGCGCGAGTATTATTCTCTCTCGGCGGTGCCCACCGATTAATAATCTTCTCGACTGTATCTAAACCCTTCGGAGCATAGCGATCGTGAACCAGCGTCTTCGCTGCGCCCATGCCGTGTTCCATCGTATCAAATTTAGCAAACCTGCCATCACTTCCAAGGTATCCTGGTTGCGACTTTGTAAATGGCCCAGCCTCCATGTTGCCTGGGTTATTGTTTCTAATTCCTCTGGGGTAGGCTCTATTGCCAAAATAATTGTCAGCCATCAGCGCCTCCCATCAACAGGAGCTGGCTGAAGATTATTTGAAAATAACTGCGCAAATGGCCCTGGCAAGTTGCGTGTGAATTGCGGAGCAAGTCTCTGTGCATTCGTCTGCGCAGGGAATGTATTTGCAGCACTACCGCCGTTTCTGATTAACTGATCGAGGCGCGTTACATTAGCCTGCGTTGAGTTATCAGTGCTAAAACGTGCAGCTTGTGCTGCAAGCGACATAAGTGCAGCTTTCGGGTCGTTGATTGCGTTTGATAGATGCAAGAATTGCATAAGGCCATTACCTTGCGGAGCTGCACGTCCAAGCGTGCGCAACCATGAATCGTCGCCCTGCATAATCGTATCGAGATGCTGCAATTCATCAGGCGTCCAATCGTGACGACTATCGCGCACCTTCATTGCCGCACGGCGTGTTGCATTATCTATGTTGCCGCCGCTGCCGGAGACTGTTGCTTTGTCCGCGGCCTCTGCCATGGCGTCGCGCAATGCCTGCGTTTTAAATTGGCGCGTATAGAGATCATTCGCCTCGCGCCATGCAGCGCCAGCGGCCGCACTATCGCCTGACAAAACGTGAGAGGGATCTACTGCTTCAGGGAAGTTGCGGACTGTCTCTTGTGTCTGCCCAAGCAACCGATTTTCAGATGGGCGCATACCGCCGCCCTGGTTCTCTTGTATAACGCGCGAGATGTCGCGAATATCTTCAGGGCCGCGCGTGATCGGGTGCGTCTTTTGATATGGCAGCGGCTCTTGAACTTGCTGAAACGGACGAGGCGCTCTGTTCACGACGTCGTCGATTGCTGGCAGCATGTTACTGCCTGCAAGGTTCGGATGATTAGTCGGCGAATATCGACCCGCCTCTAGCGTGTCTTGTATCGACGTCTGCAAGTGATCGAGTGCAGGCTGATCATAGGTAACGCCAGAATTGACGAAGCGATCCTCTGCGTCTCTAGCGCCAACTGCGAGCTTATCCAACGACGGCACGTTCACGCGAGGTGCAAAACGGTTTGCTAGGCCCTCAATGCCTAAACCAATTCCATGTCCGAGAGCGCCACCAGCCGCACCCCAACCTGCGCCTTGTGCAGCACCTTCCATCGTGCCTGTATCAGACAGGCCCTCAACGCCACCCTGCGCAATGCCTTGTCCGACAGCATTCGCGAAACGTGAGCCTGTTAGTGCGCTAACACCTGCACCGGCAGCTCGCGCTACAGGGCTTATTACAGCCCCACCCATCTCTGCTACGTTGCCGAGTATAGGACTGTTGCGGAGAGATTGATTGTGCCTCTCCTGCTCCATTGCAACGCCGTAGCGCATACGCTCTGGAAACGACATGCCATCATTAGATGTTAGCTGCGCGCCGATCGTGTGCAAACCAGCCGCAAGGCGTCCACTTAATCCAGCCGATGCTCCATGCACAAAATTACTGCCGAGGCCGCTCACCTCGTCTGGGTGCTGCGCAAAATATTCCTGCGCGTGCTGATGATACTTATCAACCTGCGGCGCAGCTTGTGGCGCGCTTCCCGACAAGAAACGATTACCACCGCTCGATGGAGCTGCGGGCTGCGCTTCTGGCGTTTGCATGAAACGGTTTGCCATTAGCGCAAGGCCCCCATAACTGCCTGGAGAGCTTCTTGCCCATGGGCTTCTGCAAATTCATTTAGAACAGAAGGGTCGCCATTTTTAACGCCGTCTAGCAGCATCGAAATGTGCGCAGGAGGCACGCTGTAGCCCATCGTTTTCAGCGTATGGGATAGCTGCCCGTCGAATGCACTTAAACCAACGCCAGCATTCACATCGTCCACCTTCGCAAATGGAAGGCGAGCGAGTTGCTGCTCGTAGTTAGTCATCGGGCCAAGGCCCTTATTGTTTGCAGCGATCTGCGGCCCCTGGAATGCGGCCATCTCTTTTTCTAATGACGCGCGCTTCTCAACACCGCGCGCAAGGCCACCAGCTCCAGGGAGCTTGCCTGCTATATTCTGAGCGCCCTGTGTCCACGAATTGCCTTCGATCGCACCAATGTAGCCCGATGCATCAGAGTAGTGCTGGCGAGCGCGCAGCATCTCAGGGAGATACTTCGCAGCCATGATCTTACTCTGTTCATCAGCCTGTTGCTGATCTGCAACTTGCTTTGCTTTTTCCTGGGCGAACTTCTTCGCTGCTTCAGGGTTAGCAGCAATATCTGGCGGCATTTGCATCTGAGATCCCGCACCGCCCTGCGGTGGATGCGCATATTTAAAATTCGTCTCGAAGTCCGTCATGCCCTTCGCAATATCTTCAGTGCCCTTGCCTGCACGAATTGCGGCACGCGCAGATTGATCGCGATAATTCTGCTCGCGATAATATTTCTCCATGTCTTCCGGCGTGCCATTCACAGGAGCTGGGGTCGAATATCCAAAGTAACGCCCGGCTGCATCCTGCGCGTCTTGTGACTGTTTAGTCGCACGCGCAGTCGCTGCGGTCTCTGCGTCGAACTTCTGTTGTTCAATACGCATCTGTTGAGCGAGGTGTTGCTGTTGCGCATTTGCGTGACGCATCTGCGCAGCAAGGGCCTGCGCTTTAGCTTGCGCTTCAATTCCACCACCGCCGAGAGAGCCTGCAAAGTCATTTAATGCCGATGCATTAGCATTTACATAAGGGTCGTTTTGAACGATGAGCTGCGGCATTAGAACATTCCCCCGCCACCGCCGCCCATTGCACTACCAAGACCCTTCATGCCGGAGCTGAAGAGACCTGAGAGAGCCATCGCGGGGCTTTGCTTGTATGTGTATTGAGATGCAGGAACTTGCCGCTCTACGTTGTAGACTTGCAAATCACCCTTGCGGAAATTGTTCCACATATCGATAGCGTTCCCGCTGTTACCTAAGATCAGCGGGTTCATCGTTCCGAGACCGCCAAACGATCCTCCGTAAGATGAGAGACGCGCAAGAGCGTTAATCTGTTTGCGTGACTCGCGAGCAGCATTTCCTATCTTGTATGCAAGATCTGATTGGAAAACGTCGCCACCTTGTCGAGTGCCAGCGATCTTTGGATCAAACGTAAAACCACCATCAGTTGTTGGTGGCGCAACAACTGTGTTGTCTGCCTTCGGCGCATCAGAATAAGTCTTGATACCTCCATTGGAGCCATTAACAGGATGGCTATTCCACCAATCAATTCCTAGTGACGGTGCAGTCGGAGCCGCAGCGAAGTTCGGACCCGTGTCGCCGTTTAAGTAACGACCCAGACGGGACTCTTCTCTAGCCTGGCGTGCGATTTGTGATGTGGCGCTTAGATCATCCAGCGCAGCACTCCACATACCTTCGCCTTGTCCACGCATACGATCTTGCGTCGCCATGTGTTGCTGCATCAGCATCAACTGATACATGGCATTATCTTTATTCGCACGATCTTGCTGCGCGGCAGCTTTTTGCTGGCCTATCGCGCCCATGACCTTCGTGCCTGCGCCTACACCAGCGGATATGAGTGACATTGGATCACACATTCGATAATTCCTTAACCAACTACGCGGCCAGAGTTAGTTGACGCGCCACCGCCCGCCACGTTGCCGCCACCAAAACCAGCCTGCCGATAAGCATTCGCTGTATTAAATCCCTGCATATAGTTGCCAGCGCCAACGATCGGGAGGTTAAATAGCTGTCCAAGAGGAGAGTAACTTGGCTGATCTGCGCCAACATTCTTTGATGACGTCAGTGCAGCATTAGCCGCCATGTCTGGATCTTCACTCGCATACAGTTGCTGCATAATTCCTGACTTCTCAGCGGCAACGCGTGAGCGTAAATTCGCAGCCGCGTTGTCACCCTGAGAAAGAACAAGAGCGCGACCGCGCGCATTCTGTTTTGCAAGATCAGCAATATTCGTTGCAGACATTGATGAATTAAGTGTGCCCGCACGCGCGTGACGGAATGTTAGTTCGTCGCCCGCAGTTTTGTATTGTTCTTCTGCCTGCGGCATATTGTATTCGTTATTAGCCGTAGCGTAGTTTTCATAATACTTATCATCGAAACCTTTGAATGCTCCATCGATGCGAGACATACCCTGCTTAATACGCGATTGTCTGTCCAACTCGCGTTGTTGCGCAGTAATAGCGTTGATCAGGCCCATTGACTGATCAGTCGAATTTGATTGACTCGATTTGCCGCCCATCAGATAGCCCTCGTCATAATGACGCCAGAGCTTTCAAACCCTGCCTTATTGAATAAGTTCATTAGAGACTTCATTTCTTTCATCCCTGACGCGAGGGGTGCAGAGAAGGACGTCGCGCCCTCACTCTTCGCAATGTCCATCGCGAGCGCCACAAGCATTCGCCCCATGATCGATCGGCGGTGCGCTTTCGTGACGTAAATTGTGTGAAGGATCGCAATCGGGTCGGCACAGAAGGATGTGTCCATTGACCACGATATAACGCCGACAATCTTTCCATCGACGCGTGCAACTACATGCGGAAAAGAGCCGTTACCAATAACGCGCGTGAGCCAGCCGAGAGCATTCTGTCGCGAATACGCGATGCCCTTCTTGCCGTAATCGCTCTGCTCAAAAAATTCCTCGAATAGGCAGCACAGCTCAAACGCATCGCTCACCGTTGCGAGACCAAAGTCCCCCATCGGCGGCATAATACGAGGATCACGCTGTGTATTAGTCGAGGTCTCTTGTAGGCTCATCCAGCACCCATGCAAAAAGCAGCATGTCTTGCCGTGAGGAGCCAAACCCCCGAAGTGTGGCCTCGGAATAAAATCCGAGCTTTTGGAGCCAATTCTGGCTTCCAACATTCTCAGGATGCACGAGGCACTGCGCCCGATGAAATCCTTTAGAAATAATCGCGGGGATCATAACGTCTCGGCAGTGTTTTGTCATCTCCACAATGCCGCGTCGATACTGATTTGTGCCGAATCCCCAAACTGTAACTGTGCCGGAGTGCGCGACCTTCGCTCCAACTGCGAGGCACGGCTGAAAGTCTGATCCTGAAGCGACTGCCGCCCATTGAGATCTGTAAGCGTCGATTGCAATATCTGATGGGTCAACCATGTCGCGCGTCTCAGAAAGCTCCTGCTTGTCGCGTGGGCGCATATTGTGCGCCAGGTATGTGAGAGACATGAGATCTGCTTCACGGATCATGCCTCGTCATCACTAAGATTGTAATGAATTGCGCAGTTGCTGAGCGTCGCCGCAGTGTTCGTCGTGTTGTAAAAACGCATCGACACATGAGACGCGTAGCCCTGCATCGCAAAGCGGCCTTTATTCCATGTGCTCGATGATACAGCGTCCTTACCTGGTATCGGGTAGAGAGTGCCGAGGATCTCCTCTGCGTCCTGCATGTCAAAATTATAAGAGACGCCCACAGCCCACGCACCCTCTACGGTAGCGTCTAGGGCCTGGAACATCTTCAAATGGCCCGGCTTACTGCCGTCTAGGTAAGGGAAGCGGACCTCAACGCCTTGCGGCAGGCAGGCGTCGTATTCTAACCCTGACGTGCCGCCGAATGCGTAAAGATCATCACCAGAGCGAACGAAGATCGTATCACCGGCTGTCACGACATAGTCGATCAGGAATGTCGTCGTGTAGACAGACCATGCCTGCACCTTCGGGCCAGGGAAGTATGAGAGCACAAGGATCTCATTTGGGAACACTGCCCAGAAACGACCAACAATAGGCTCATTAATCGCAACGCAGTTATTGAGATAAGAGACGCCGTTCGGGTATTTTTGAGCAAGACCTCGAATATAATTATCTACCGGCGAGCCAATGTCAGTCACGGCGGCAGAGTTTGACGCGTCACGAGCCTTCAAAGATCGAACGCCTGAACTGCCGAGATACAGCACGTCACCTGAACCATATTGCTGCACGCTCTTAGGTGCGCGTGTGCCAGCGTTACGGAGAACCTGCGCAAGAGAGTTCTGATTAGGATCTGGGTCCATCGACCACAACTGCGTCGTAGCGTCAGACATCACAGCGAGCTTGTCGTAATAGATCTCGATGCCTTGAAGACCGAAACCGCTCGTTTCCTGCAACGAGGTATTGATATAACCACAACCCGTGCGTTGCGTAGACTGGTCAATCCATGTCAAATCGGCTGGGGTTGTTGTTTCCTCAACCCAATTTCCAATGTTGTTCGCACCAACATTCCAGCGGTAGGTTTTCTTGGACGAGACAATTATCACACGCTCATTGGTGACGCCCTGCACAGGCAGCACTGAGACAACTGTCGCGCCTGATGGAGGAGTTTTAGCGGCCTCCTCCCAAAGCAACGGATACTTGATAGACGAGAAATAAATATACTTTCCTGTGACGGAATACATCTTCCCCTGGAAGGCGCGTATATTGTAGCCCTTACCAGACCCCTCAGTCTGGACATATGCATTCGTCGGTGTGTGACCCTCCGATGCCGTAGCATCAAAATAATAATGAGGATTTTTAGCTGCGGGCGTTGCGCCGTTCTTGTCGTAAAATACGACATATAAATTGCCGTCGAAGACTTCAAAGTCTGTCTGCTTCGCAGTAGTAGACGTTAATGGCAGCTTATGAAACTCAAGCGTCGCTATATTATTCACCATGTTTAATGGCGGTGCAGTCACTGTCGTGTCGCGCGTGAATGCAACGACCTTAGAGCCAATCGCAGCAAGGCCCGTTGTGCCTGCAAGGCTGGCAACCTTAACAAATGCGCGCCTCTTCTGGATCTCACCGCCTGGTGTAACCGCCGCGTTAACTAGACGCGTTAGAGATCCCGCAGGGGCCGTCAATGGGCTTTTGCGGGAGTCCAATCCAGATTTAAAGTCGTCAATAGCGAGATACGGCATTAGTAGCGCCCAGGAATATAATCAATGCCAGTGCGGAGACCCTGCGTCGATGGGTGACGCGTAGCACCAAACGTAGAGACCTTATTCTTCGCCGAGACTTTATTACCGAGGAGTTTCTGCAAGTGGCGCTGAAACGCCTGACCCTTTGTCTGCGCATCGGCAGACTTTGCGCGCATCAGAAGTTCTTCAGCAACGCGTAACACTATCAATGTCGGATCTAGCGTGCAGGAATCATCGTCATCAACTAAAGGATCAAGATACCGCATGCCCTTCACTTTGATGGTGCCCTGCTCAGAAGATGACGGCCATACCCGGAAACGAGCCTCGTCGAACACGTCCCAATACATCGGCACCGGGCCTTCGCGCGTATTAGCATTATCTACAGTAATACACTCTTCGGGCACACCAAATTCTATTTTGTAACCGCGCTCTTGGCGAGGGTGGTAATACCACATCTCGCGAACCTGATCGAAATCTATCTCAGACGGATAGCGATAAGACTGTTGACCGATATCCGTAAGAATATCACGACGGATAATGAGCTGCGGCCATTGAAATGATGTCCATAGCTCATACTGCGTTCGCTGGATTAAATACTTAATTGTCTCTAACGCATTCACACCCTGTGTTGCTGTTAGCGCATGGCCGCACTCGGCACGAACTGCCGTGACGAGATTTCCGAGCGTTGAGGTAGCCATGCGTTACTTTCCTTATTTCTGTGCGCTAAATGTGCGCGCCTTCTCAGCACGAGCTTCAGGCGGCACGTCATAGCCAGCCGGTTCATTGTCGAGAGGATTTAGCCATTTTGGCGTTGTGTCAGGGAGCTTCGTGCCTGCCGCTTCCATCTGCATCTGGGGGTTGCGACCTGGATAAACCTGCTCAACTACATCGTTACCGTATTTTAAACGGAGACGTTCTTTCTCGTCTTTTGGAGATTGCTCAACGCGCACGAAGGCTTTCACATCGTTAATAGCGTCGTCACCGTGTAAGAAGCGCAGCACGTCAACTTCAGGCCATGAGATAGGCTCGAAATGATCGCGGTAAACTACGTTGCGCAAGTCACCAGACAAATTGATTTTAGCTGTGCAGAAATGCATCTACTTTCCTTTCACACTCTCACACTCACTAGGCGAGGCTCCCAAGGAAAGTCGGGAGCCTCTATCCTCACGCCGCCGGAGTGCGACAGCGGCGATTGGAATTTATTACGCTATGTCGATCACGAGTGAGCTGTTCAGTTGCTTCGCAACCATCTGGCCCGTGCTCGTGATTGAGCGATAGAGAATAAATTTGTCGGCAGGTCGGGCTGGGGAGTGATCCTTTCTCCATTCGTCCGTCATGCTCATCAGGAAGATGTTGTTGGTGTCGATCCAATAACAACGCTTCGCTTTGTTCATATCATCAAGCGTAGGATCATATTGGAAAGCGCAGTTCATAAATTTCAGTGTTCCAACACTGAAATCTGTGCTGCTCTCGAAACCAGCGGTGCTGTAGATTCCGTTAGCGCGGAGTTCTTTTTCCATCGCGTCAAGGAATGCAGAACCACAGACAGCAAAGTTCGGCTGACCACCGTAACGGGTGAGCTGACGATACTCATACTGAAGCGTCTGCAACAGAGCACCACCGTCAGCAACATTGGATGTTACTGCACCACCCGTTGAACCAACAGCGCGTGAGCGATTGCGCCACCAGGTGTTGGCAACACGATCAAGACCGCCCGTCGTGCCAACCGCAGGATTGGCAAGAACGATCGACGACAAACCAGCAAGAGCTTTAGGATCGGCAGTGCCGTCACCATAAGCGAGCGTGTTCATCGAGCGAGCATATTGCTCACCAAGAGCGAACAACTTCTCTTCAAGCAAGTTGACGAGAACAGTCAGATCGCGCTGCGAGTGATTGCTCGTTGACTCGCCGTTGGTATCAACAACGGAGATGCCATCAATTTTCAGCTCAGTGTGAGTGAGCGTCAAACCGATGTGATGCTCGCGCCAAGGATAATTTGCTCTCTTGGTATTTGCAGGAGTCATAAACCCAACGGAATCGTTGTGCGTATAACCCTTGACGACGTCGTTACCGCTGCCGTCACCAAACTCACCTACAACAGCGAGAGAGATATCTCCCTTACCGCCTGGGAAAGTCTTCTTCTTACGCTCAAACATATCCCACAGAGGGCGTTTCTGTAGTGACTGTTTGAACGCCTCACCACGTCCGAAGTAATAATCGATCGCGCTATTTGCGATGTTAGTGATTTCACCTGCCGTTAATGCCATTTTATACCTGCCTGTCGATCGTTAAAATCGACAAATTACCCAGCACGGGACCTTGCTAGGCCCGCAAGCGCCGCCTCCATCATGCTTTTAGGAGCTGCGCGCGATGCTGGTGTTTGGGAGTTGGTCGCATTCGGTGTCAGAGCAGTTGCGCGCGGTGGTGGTGCAAACTTGCGGACGTGCGCGTTCACTTCGTCGTATGCAGCCTTCACAAGTTGAATAGCTTCATCAACGCTTGAGATCGTGCCACCGCGTTCGCGTAACAACGCGCCCGCTGCTCGATGAACGAGACCGGCTTTCGCCTTCCAATCAGGATCGTTCGCTGCGAGGCGTCCTTCATAGTCAGATACTGCTTGCGCTACATTGCCCTGCACTTGGCGGGTAACGTATTGCTGTCCCATATCGTTCATACGCTGATTTTCGATCTGTGTTCTTTGCTGATCGAAACGCACACGAGCGAACTGCGCTGCGGCTTGCTCAGTCATCTGTTGCTGCTCAACCATCTGTTGAAGGTCTTGTGGCAATACAACGCCGAGGTATTCCTGCGCGTGTCTCACATAAGGCGCAACCATCTCGTAAAACGCACCATAATCTCCACGACGCAGTGTTGCTGCGATGTGAAGAGCATTGACGACGTCGTCACTCGATAAGTCGTGAACTTGTGTGAAATTCTGGAGCTGCGCACCTATTTCAGCATTCGGCTTTAGCGTCGTGACCTCATCACGAAGCTCGCGTCTTTGCTTCAATAGCTTATTGATCTTCGTCCGAGCTTTCGGAGAAACATCTGGAGGTGCTTTCTCGTCGTCTTCGGGCTGATCGTCAGTCTCTTCCTTTGAACCTTCTTCGCCTTCTGCCTGATCCTTCTCCTCTGGCTCTTTGTCGGAGGCCGGGGCTTCCTCCTTGTCTTTGGCTGACGCCTCTTCGCCGTCTTCGCTCGTGGGCTTAACCACCTGAAGGACAGCGTCGAGCATCGTCTCCTTTGACGATTCCCCTGATGTCTCACCCGTGTCGGGTGTAGATGACGGAGCAACATCGGCAGGAGCTGCGCTCTCTGTCGATATGCTTTCGTTCTGGATGTCTTCGTTTTGCACTCTGCACTCCTCGTGTATCGATCGTTAAAATCGACGAATAACTATTTACACTAAAAATCTGTGGAATGCTACGCCGCAGGTGGCGGCGCACCTCCTGTATTAGCGCCCGGCGCTGATGGACTAGGTGACGGAGGCTTCGGCGCATTACTCGCGCCCATCGGACCTTGCGCACCTGGAGCAACACCCTGCCCAGGCCCCATAGGAGCCTTTGCAGCGCCGTTCTGAGCCATGATTGATGGAGCGCCGTCAGCAAGCGCCTCGTTGATGTCGAGCTTATCGTCGAGGCGTTTAATCGCCTCCTTCGCCATGAAGGTCGGAGAGATGCCAGGAATCTGCATCATAATCGGGCCGAGCTTTTCTAGATTAGCGATCGACATTTGCTGATCTGGTTTCCCAGAGCTGCCCGCCTCGATTTCAAGGAACACATTCTTCGCGACTTCAGCCTTCGTGAGCTGCGGCCATACAGCTCCAGGTCCGATGAGATCTTTCACTGTCTGCTCAGAAACATTCAGGAGAAGGATCTCGCCCGCGGCCTTCGCCATCATCGACAACGTCTCGTCGAGATCATCAACTGACGAACCAAGTGCAGAGGCACGCGATTGCTGCGCAACTTGCGTCTCAGTTGCAGTCGCGTCGGCAGTGCCGCCGAGATTTGCTTCCTGATCGCCTATAGCGCGCAGCATGTCCTGAAATACAGGATTAACTTCATACAGTGCAGGATTAAATTCCACACCCTTCACAGGCTGTAATACTTGATCGATCGGCTGACCCGGCTGCAATCCAGAAATTGCAATCAACGCATTAACTGGATGCGTGCGCAGCGCGTCGAGATCTTCCTGGGACAGCAATCCTTCCGCATACGCCATTTTCGGACGTGACGCGAAACGATGCTCGCGCATTGCCTGACGCGCCCGGTTTAATTCGAGCTGCATGGGCTTCATCAAAGAGACGTCTGATGGCGGATATACTTTGCCGTCTGTCTCGTTGAACATCACTGGATAGTAAGGCCAGAAACGCTCCGTCCATGGATCTGGTGACGCAGGCTCTCTTAGAAAGTCCTTATAGCCATCGCAAACGATGTAGCACATGCCGTCGCGCTTGTTGTAAATTTCCCACACAACAGCACTGTCGCTATCACCCTGTGATATATTTGCCTCATCACGCGTGCCGCCTGACTGCCAAATTGCGCGTGCGCGCTCATAGTCAGTGCCAACATCAGTGCGCGAGTAAGCAGTATAATTCTTGCCCACATCAACGCCGTAAGTCTCTTTGATCTCATTGACGGAGAGCAGATACTCTTCAGCAACCCACGAGCAACCAAGAAAATCGCGCAACTGCACGCAGCGCGGATCTGGGATGATTGCCGTGCTCTTCGGGTAAGAGAATTGTAGGCCCTCGCGAAGAACAATCTCCTGCTCGTTCATCAAGTCTTGCATGGCAAGCTGCAACTGCTCTGCCTCTGCGCTCGTGCCTTCTGTCTCACCGTCAGCGATGTCCGCAGAAATACGCTCGATGAGTGAAAGGCGCTGCTCCAGGTCCGACATATGCGTGTCGAAGTCTGGGTTCTTACCCATGGTGCGCTGGAAGCCAACTTTAACCCAACCAATGCCGCTCGTTATCGCGCGCCGAATTACCATCTTCATCATCGATTTAAACGGTAATTGTTGGTTGTCGATCTCGTATTGATAAAGAAGCTCCAACGTCTCCGCGATCTTCTTCTCCATGTCGAGCTGTTGCTTCGCTTGTTGAGCGTCAGCAATAACTTCCTGCGCCTGCATCATAGCGTTAGGATCTGGTGGGGGAGGTGCTGGCTGCGGCATCCCCGTTGCAGGATCTACTACCGGCGGGAGCATCGACTGTTGCTGCGCCATTTGCGCTTGCATGACGAATTGCTGTGCCATTTGAAGGGTTTGTATGTTTCCATCCCAAACCGTCGCGAGAAGGCGCTTGCGCCTCCGTGCAACAGCCTTCGGATTTTTCGCATAAAGAGCCGCGACGCGCTGTTGAACATGACGGAGAGTAATGTTTGCGACATAGCGATCATCAAAATCATCGTTGAAGAAGTCAGCCTTGCGCTCTGACGGCCACTGCTCACCAGCACAAAACTTCTGATCTTTTTCCATCAACTTGAAGGTTTTTTCCCAATGGGATTTGCCTTCTTTCACCATCGCCGTGAGCGATGTAACAAGAGCCAATCGCTTCTGCGATGTCTCAGGATCTTCTCGATCCATCATCTTAGGTTGATCTGCCGGGATAGGCCCTTCCTGCATGATTTCGGGGTCCACGATCACCAACCTCCATACTTCAGAGAACGCTCGCGCGATTGTCTCTTCGTCTGCTCTTTAACCCAACCCAGCGTGCCGGTGCTCGGACCTTTTTTCACTGGTGTAGCCATGCGCGGTTTTACAGTCTTCGATAGACCCAATCCGACATAAGACAATGCATCACAAAAATCGTCGTGCGATGCATAAGGAAATTTTAACAACTGATCACGCGCCTCAGAATACCATGGCGCATACGAGGGCATGTAAACTTTACCCATTGCAACGCGAGCTTGCATCGATTGCGCGCGGCTCATTTTGTCGTTGATTGGCACAATTTCATCGATCGTGACGAATGTGCTTTCTTCAAGCATTCGCTTGCGGAGGAAGGGACCGATAGACTTGGAAATGTGACCACGCTCTGCCCACCAGTAGAGGGGCTTATATTTCCGCATGAGCTTGAGCATTTTTTCGACAACAATGTCTGTGTCCCATCGACCCCATTCGACGTCGTCGAGAATCCAGATGTTGTCGTGCTCGTCGACTCCAACAGGGATGATTGCTGTTTTGTCTCTATCCTGCTTTGTGGAAACAGCGTGGTCGCTTGCGACATAAAAACGAAGCTGGTCGTTTGGAGGACGATCAGTAGGGCGAACATACACCCGTAACCGATCACCGTCGTAGAAATTTCCTTTGTCTGGTGTGGGGCTTCCTTGATAGAGGGCTTGGAAGCCGCGGGGATCAGCCTCACGCATTTCGTGGAGGTAGGAGACGGGGAACCTTTCCGGCCAGAGTGCTTCTCCTTCTTTCCTGCCAAGGACGTCTTTTTCTCTGGCGAGCGCTGGTAAGTCAATGATCCTCCATTTCTTCGCTTCTGAGGCGCTATAACAAGCGTTGTGTGGGTCGGTTATTCGCCCAACGAGATCATCCTCGTGCCAGCGAGTCTGGATGATCACTATGGCACCAGTGGACGAAAGTAAGCGCGTTTTCATGCCCTGATTATACCAGGCCCATAATTTCTCACGCTTCGTCGGACTGTCTGCATCTTCACGACTTTTAATCGGATCGTCGATCAACAGAACATTACAACCGCGGCCCGTTGCACTACCGCCAACGCCGAGAAAAAACATCTTGCCGCCTTGCTCTAATTCAAGACGATCAACTGATGCAGCACCACTCAGTAGCGACGTGCCGGGAAAGATTTGCGAGTAGATTGGATCTTGCAGTAGCGCGCGGACGTCACGTCCCATATCCCACGAGAACTTCTCGTTATACGTCCCAAACATGATAGAATTATTAGGATTACGGCCAAGATACCAAGCAGGAAAAAGACGGGAGGTGAGCTGACTCTTACCATGTCGAGGCCCCAAGTTAATGATGAGACGCCGCATCTTGCCCTTCTCAACTTCTTCAAGGGCTGCGGCAATCACGCGGTGATGTTGCGCTACTTGGTATTCACTCTGATCAGGATCTTCAGGCACGTCCTGTTTCGGCATCATTAATTTTGCAAACGACAGCATATCATCGCGCGCGGAGAGAGCTGCTCTCCGGCGCTTTAATGCAAGTAGATATCTCTGCTCTTCTGGTGTCACGCTGCCGCTTTCTTTGCCACCGTTTTAATTTCATTCTGCTCTGCATTCGTCTGCGCAATAAGAGCCTTATCCGCTTGCGCCTTTACATTCTGTATCAGCGTTGCAACCTCCACATACGGACGCTGCATCAGCGCCTGCAAAACATAATTCACTTCATTAATGTCCAACTCGATCTTCATTTGCGCTCTCCTTTGGTTACTGTTCGACAGCCGGGGCCGAACGCAGGCTGATCACCTCAAAGTCCGGCACGGTCTCGGTCGGCGGGGTGTAGCCCGGCTGCGAGACTTCGTAGTGATGCGAGAAAACCTCGTCGATGGACGACGGATAGGCGTGCATGAGTTCAACGTCCGTGTAGTCGCCGGGGGCTTTCGACGGGTTTTCAATAAACCAGCTATTGCTGTAGACGCGCGTGAAGCCGTCGTCCGCCGTCATAGTCATTTCGGTATTCCACGTCACGACGAAACCAGTGGCGGTCTCAACGACCGGGGAGGCGGATTTCAGCGTCTTAACATTCGGGATAATGGTAGCCATTTTACTTCACCTTCTTCTGGAGTTCCTCGACCTGAGCCGAGAGTTCTTGTATGGCCTTCACAAGGTAAGGCACGAGGTTCGGGTTGATGTTATACAACTCATCAGAACCCGTCAGTTCCTTTTCTTCCGGGGAGGCGGCGTGCGTTCCGACCTGATCGGGCAGCACCTTCATGTATTCCTGAGCGATGAAGGACACGTCCTTCTTGCCAGTCAGGATATAGTCGAAGGTGACAGGGTTCAAAGCATTGATCGTGTCAAGACCGCTGTTGAGCGTTTCAACATTTTCCTTGATGCGTTGATCAGAGACAACAGCCCAGTTAGCACTGTTGTTTCCTTGGTAAACACCGCCACCATTTGGATTTATAAAACCAGTAGCAGCACCTTTGCCTGCGAAACTATTTCCTAATGCAATAACAAGTTCCGTATTAACGGATACCGATGACGCTATGGCGGTTCCAATATATACGTTATTTTGTCCAGTTGTTATGTTATTGCCAGAATTTTGACCAATACAGATATTAGTGCTACCGCCTGTAATTGCTGCACCAGCATTAACACCAATAGCAACATTGTTTTGGCCTGTGGTATTACTTATAAGAGAATTAAATCCAACGGCTGTATTATTATCTGAAGTATTAGCATATAATGCTCCACCGCCGATTGCGACATTATTACTGCCAGTCGAATTTTGATTTAAAGCTGTAAAACCAAGGGAAGTATTATAATTACCAGTGGTTGTGATAGCACCAGCGCCATATCCAAAACCACAGTTGCCCCGACCTCCGATATTATCTCTAAGCGCAAGGCTACCAACTGCTGTATTCTGGCTTCCCGTATTCGCAGCCAGCGCACCATCGCCAACGGCGACGTTGTTGGTGCCTGTTTGGTTTTGAAAAAGAGCCTGATAACCAACAGCGGTGTTAGGAGTGCCAGTTGTGTTATTATTAAGAGCATTAACGCCAACAGCGACATTATTATTGGATTGATTTAGCTGAAGTGCGGCTGTGCCTACAGCAACGCAGGCATTAAATGAAGAACCTGAAAACAAAGACCCAGACCCAACAGCAGTATTTGCATTGCCTGTCACCTTTGATGCCATAGCGCCAAAACCAAAAGCAGCGTTTTGTTGTCCAGATGTATTCACACCTAACGCACTAGAACCCACAGCCGTGTTATAGCTATCCGTATTCTCCGCCAGCGCACTATCGCCAACGGCGACGTTATTGGTGCCGGTGAGGTTATAGCGAAGTGCATTATATCCTACAGCCGTATTTGGGGTGCCAGTTGTATTTGCTGCAAGTGCTGAATGGCCGAAAGCTGTATTGTTGCTTGCGGTATTTGTTGACATAGTATTCGTGCCAAAAGCACAATTAAATCCACCAGAAACATTACTTGAAAGTGCTCCATATCCGAATGCGTTATTTTGATCGCCGGACGAATTAACAGATAGAGCGAGGCTGCCGACCGCCGTATTGAACCCAGCCGTATTCGCCTGCAAAGCACTATCGCCAACAGCGACGTTGTTGGTGCCGGTGACGTTGTTGACAAGCGCAAGATAACCAACAGCGGTATTCGGTGTTCCTGTGGTGTTATTTTGAAGCGCCTGAGTTCCAAATGCAGTATTATTACTTACGATATTAACTTGGAGCGCACCCTGTCCAAAAGCAGAATTATAAGATCCGGTTATATTTGTCCTAAGTGACCCCGCTCCAAAAGCAGAATTGACGATGCCAGTTGTGTTTGAAGTAAGTGAATTTCTACCAACAGCGGTATTAGAACCGCCCGATGTATTTGTAGTAAGCGCCCCTGACCCAACAGCGGTATTGCTGTCTGCCGTATTCGCCGCCAAAGCACTATCGCCAACGGCAACGTTGTTGGTGCCGGAGACGTTGTTGGCAAGAGCATCATATCCAACAGCAGTGTTTGGTGTTCCTGTGGTGTTAAGCACTAAAGCTCTAGAACCAACAGCAGTATTAAAACTTGCTGTGTTGTCTCTAAGCGCCTGATAACCTAAAGAAGTCGTATCATTGCTCGTTGTATTAAATGATGCTTGCAGACCAACCGCTGTATTTCTGTTGCCAGTAGCATAAAATAATGCACTCTGACCTACGGCGGTGTTGTTAATACCAACCGTATTTGTATAAAGAGTGCCACTTCCTACACCAACATTTCCTGTTCCAGTCGTATTTGAAAATAAAGAAAAATTGCCAATAGCAGTTTGTGTGCTGCTTATTGTATTTGCAAGAGCGGAAGATCCGACAGCTGTGTTTTGGTTCGCCGTATTCGCAGCCAAAGCACTATTGCCAACAGCGACGTTGTTGGTGCCTGTGAGGTTATAAAGTAGGGCGTTATATCCAACAGCAGTGTTTGGAGTGCCCGATGTATTTGAGATAAGAGCATTCGAGCCAAGAGCGGTATTGTTGCTGGCGGTATTATTAAATAGAGCCTGTATGCCAACCGCGATGTTGTTGCTACCTGCTGAGTTGTTTTGAAGCGCCGCAGCTCCAACTGCAGTATTACTTGATGCCGTGTCGTTATAGAAAGCGGCCCCGTAACCAACAGCAACGTTATTAGTGCCCGTTGTATTTGTTAAAAGAGACCTAGACCCAACCGCCGTATTAAAGTTCGCCGTATTAGCAGCCAACGCACTATCGCCAACGGCGACGTTATTTGCCCCCGTAGTATTAACCGCTAAAGCGCCAGCGCCGACGACAGTGTTCGTCGCAATATTCCCGCCGCCGCGACCAACGCCAACGCCAGCAACGGACAGCATATCCTTCGCGTCGTCAAAGTGCAGGTTCGGGTTGTCTTCCGTAGGAGCGCCATCGGCTCCCGCGAACAGGACTGACTTGGGTGTGTAGGTCGGCGGGGCATAAGAGATCGCCTGCCACTGCGCGGCGTTGAATACGCCAGCCGAAACAGCCGAAAGGGCACGATAGATCACGCCATCAACGACAACCATGTCTCCGGCGGCGTAGTTCGCCGCTTCGGAATGGAAGCGGATCGCGATCAAGTCCTGCGGGTCTCCAGCGGTGTTAATCACGCCGAGCTGAAGATCTGCAAAATTCACATAGAGGACGCCCGGAGCCTGAGATCCCGCAGCGGGTCGGTTATTCGGAACCGAAGACCGTAATGTCTGGACTTTAGTTAGCATCTGCTAATTCCTGTAGTTCATATGAACCGTATTGAATGTGGCGGGGGCTTCAAGCCCCCACACACAGAATTCAACGACTAAAAAACACCACCGTCGATCGGGCCACGCAGAGCAACATCAAGCTCATCAATCGCAGCCTGCACATTGTTCGATACAGCGTAGACGTTAGAACCAGGGGTGTAAGCGACGTTAGCAGCGGCGACAGAAGCGAGGCCGTAGTTAAGCGTCGTCAGCTTCGTGCCATCAGAAGCAACCCAATCCTGTTTCTGCGCAGCAACTGTGTTGCCCGTGCCAACTTCCGAGCCTGGATTCGTGACAATCCAGAAGTAGTGCTTCGTGAGAGTAGGATCGACATCAGCGATGTTTGCTGGGACGTTAGGAACATTCGTCGCAGGCGTGATGTCACCCGTCGCGGCGTCCAACGTGCCTGCATACTGAATGTTGCCGGTCATCGACAGAATTTGCGAGTGCAGTTCGTTGATGGCTGGAACAACAGTCTTCGCACCAGTAACAAGCGTCGAAAGCCCAGCACCCAATACGTCGGTCTTCAGAACGGCGGTATCAATAAACGCATCAGCAACGCCTGCTTCGATGTTTGCAGTAACGGCCTTGTTCACCGTCAGCTTGCCAGAGACGTCCTTAATCGTAATGCCGTCAGCAATACCAGCGACGTTAACGCTCAGAACACCATTAGCATCGGCAACGATGGTCGTGCCATCAGCACTAACATTTGCAGCCGCAGCGCCCCACGTCAGATTGCCAGCGCCGTCAGTGACGATAACATCACCGGCCGCACCACCCTTGACGTTAAGGTCAGCAACCTCAATCGCGAGCTTTGCACCAGCAG